TAGAATGGATGCTATTGAAAAGATGAGACAAATGAATACAGATTTAGAAACTCAAGTGGATACTTCTACAGGTAAAATCTTAACTTGGTGGGATAAGTTAAAAAGATGGTGGAGTGGATGGCAACCTGAATCTAAAAGCTTTGAATACACGATTACTGCTAGACAAGGTCAAAGTAGTCCTGTCACTGGTGATATTGAAAGAGGATATTACACTGGTACTTCAAGTGTTAGTGAAAGTGGAGTATACAAAGTAAATGAGCTAGGATGGGAGTTGTTTGACAGTAACAATAATTTACAATCTATTTCATACAATACTGCATATTTACCTTCAGGAACTCAAGTTACCAATCATTTAGCAAGTACACAACAAATGAGAAGAGATATAAGTTCAGAGGTTAGTAGACAGATTGCTGGAAGTTCAAACAAACTGGCGTTATTAATTGGAGAAGAAGTTGGAAAACAATTAAAAACAAGCGATAATGCTGTAAACTACAATATCAGTAAATTAGAGGTAGTAACTCAAATTGATAATAACAGTGGAGTAGAACAGCTAATTAATGCATTAATAGAAGGAGGTTGGCTTAGTGAGGCTAGATAAATTTAATGAATTAAATAAAAACATTTTTAGGGCAATTGATGACGTAATTAAAGAACATTTGAGAAAGTTAAGTTTCGATAAAACTTTAACTCCGTTTGGAGAAGTAACTGAAATAGTTGGCAATAAAGTAAATGTCAAAATTAATGGAGAAATTTATAGTTGTAGAATTAAAGATGGCATAACTATTTTAGTTGGTGATATGGTAATTGTAAAACAAATAGATTTTGCAAACTGTAAGCATTATGTAGATGGTAAATTGAAGTAGTATATATTCACATTTTGGAAAATAATACTCTTATAAGACTAATTCGATAGATTAATGTAGGAATTTTTGGATAGAATTATAGATAATCAAATGTAAATATATGGTAATATTAAATAAATAGTTTATAGGAAGGTTGCTAAAAGATAGGAATAAACGTTCTCTAATTTTAGGCGACTAGTATAGAATATCAAAAATATTACAGTTAAGCAATAGATATATTCAATTTGTCGAACGATTTATATAGAATTTTGTCAAAAGAGGTGTTAATATTTGGTTATAAAGTTATGGTACAAGCCATCAAATAAAAAGTATATGATCAACAGAAAGTTATTTTTGAAATGTATAAGAAATGGGGGGAAGAAAATGGCAGTGTCTAAAGCATGTGTTCCATATTTAACATATGAGGTTGCTAAGATTTTTAAAGAAGATATTGACACCGCTGATTTCAACATAAGTAAGATTAGCGAGGGTAAACTTTTGTTAAAGAAGTTATTACAACAAAGGAAGAAAGAAACACAGAATGACTAGTGAAGATTTTGGTATATTGGATGAGAGAATTGATGATGATAAACATTTTAGATTGATTGGTGATTTTGAATGTTATGAAAACTCTTCTTTAGAAATTTTTTTAAAATGTGAAGCAACTAAATATGAGCGAGAATCTCAAGGTAGCACCTATTTGATTAGAGATAAAAAAGAGATTCTCGCTTTTTACACGCTTAAATGTAACGCAATACAAATGGATGATATAGAGCGTAAAGGTGCTAAAGTTGCAGTTCCGTCTATTGAGTTGGCTAGATTTGCTGTTAAATCAGGGATACAACGACAAGGATGGGGAACTGCTATATTCATTAACTACATATTACCTAAAATCATGCAAGTAAAAGAAATTATTGCAGTTAAATTAGTTATGGTTTTTGTAGAAGAAGATGACACAAATGCTATAAATTTTTATCAAAAGTTAGGATTTAAATTAGCAAAAGAGGAAATACAAAATTTTATAGAAGAAACTTATTCTGATAGGTGTAAGATAATGTATTTTAACTTAAATAAATCAGATAAAATAGAAGAAGAGTTAAATAAAGACTAAGTGAGATTGCAGTTGCTTAGTTTTTTCTATTTAAACTTTAATGCTTTATAATGAAACTTACAATAGTAAGTAAAGCAATTGCAATCAACGCACATTTGATTCATTTTTAAGTACCTCCAATGGTATTATTTGTTATTTAGATTATAGACAAGGGTTGAGAAAGATATACATAACTAATTTTGAGGACTGACAGTTAAAGTGGGCGTCCTCCTGGCATGAAGATGATATAAAGTAAAACATAGAGGTAGTTTCTAGATAAATCTAGTGACTACCTCTTTTTATTTTGTCAAAATAAGAATAATTAATAAAAATTTACATAAATTATTGATACACAAACATATGTTTGGTATAATTCCGAATAGGAGGTAGAATTTATGAAAATTGTGGCAAAACCAATTGAGTGTGTTGTGGTATTTGATAAGGGTGATCTACCAAGGCCAGTGAGGTTTAGATATAAAGATTCATTAGAAAAAGAGCATGTAATACACATTCATAGAATGCAGAAAGTAGAAAAAACTAGAAAAGCTGGTATAGATGCTTTGGTATATACATGTTGTACTAATGAGAAAGTTTATGAGTTAAAGTTTGAATTACATACTTGTCAATGGGTATTGTTTAGAGTTTAAATATAATATCAGAATAAGAAAAATTAATAAATTTGGAGGTAAACAAATGGTTATATCATTTGAAGGTATAAAAGAATCTTTTTCTTTTGAAAAAGATATTAACATTTTAGAAACTAGCTTATCTCAAGAAGTCATTAGTTCTTTACACGAAGTAAATATTTTATATGTATCGCAACTTGAACACCGTACTGAAGAAGAAATATTAGCAATTAAAAATATAGATGAGAATCAATTGAATGAAATCAAAATGTGCTTATATAAGCTTGGAAAAACTTTTCGCAAAGAAATTTTAGAAGATGATGATATACAATGGTAGTAGATTAATTTCTACTACCTTTTTTTCTTTTTTGTAGGTGCTTTTTTTAGATGTATATAATATGTAGGAATTCCTTTTTGATGATAGAAAATTACATATTAAATTTAAAAAGTGATTGTATTTATAGTAATAAATTGGTATACTAACTTTGTAAGTTTAAGTAATATATCGAAAGTTTATTTTTAAAATTTAACAAGGTTATATGTTTTGTAAAGTAGGGTAAAGCAAGTTCTTGATAAAGTATCAAGAAGAATTGTGAATGAAGTTAAGGGAGTAAACAGAATTGTTTATGATGTAACTTCAAAACCACCTTCCACAATTGAGTGGGAGTAAAATAGCCTTTCTCTTACTAAACATATATAACGTATAACCTTGTAAAATCAACAGAATAAACTGTTAAAAAGTAACTACGTATTTCTTAAACTAATTAGGAAATCGTAGTTACTTTTTTTATTTACTTATGATATCAAAGTGAGGTGTTTACGTAGTGAAGAAGGGAGAAATCGTAGGGAGTAGAAAATTAGGTAAGAATTTTACAAAAGAAAGAAAGTTATATAGTGAACTTTCACAAGAATTTTTAAACATTTTAAAGATAAGAGGGAGGTCACAACAAACAATTACAAGTTACACATATCATAATAAATATTTCATGGAGTTTTTAGGTGATAAATATTGCGAAGATATTACACTTGATACCTTAGACGATTATATTTTGTACATGAGAGGGGTTAAGGAAATTAAAAATGGAACTACAATTAACTCTTATCTAAGAAATATAAGTCCAATTCTAAAGTATGCGATGAAGAAAGGGTATATACTAGAGGATTTTTTAATTCCAAGTGTTAAAGAGCAGGAAACGTTTAAAGCTATATACACAGCAGAAGAATTAGATAAATTACTTTCTAAGCCAAGAAAAAAGGATTTCACGCGATATAGAAGTTGGGCAATTATCTGGGTACTTTCAAGTACAGCAATAAGAGCAAGGGAATTGAGAGAATTAAAAGTTAAAAATTTGGATTTATTCAATAGAACAATTTTACTCAATTTCACTAAAAATAAAAAAGCAAGATATGTACCAGTATCTGAATCACTAGAGTATGTTTTGATTGACTATTTAGAAGTCAGAAAAGGTGATGGAGAAGATTATTTATTTCCATCTGTTTATAATTCACAACTTGCAATGTCAACTTTACAAAAAGTTATGAAAAATTATTGTAATGAAAGAGGTATTGAAAAAACCTCATTACATTTATTCAGACACACATTTATTACTAATGCAGTTAATAAGAATGTTAGTCCACTGATTCTACAACGCATCACAGGTCATTCAACAATGAAGGAATTAAATAGGTATTACAATGCTAAGACAACAGATATGGTCAATGTCATTGATGAAATAGCACCTAGAAGCAATAAAAGGAAAGTTATTTTAAAAAAGGAAGGTAATTACTTATAATGCAAGTTATCGTTCCAAACGATAAGAAGAAAATAGAAAGGCAAATAAAAGCTTTAAAACGTGTCCTAGAACAGGATACCTCAGAAAAGGATTAAGATATCACACTATGGATTTGGAAGCATTAGAGAAGAAATTAGAGCAATTAGAGGGCTAATAAAACGAAAAAAGGTTAGTAATTGCAGTTACTAGCCTTCTCACAACTAAATATTGATTAATAAAGCTGTTAAAACTCCATCAACCAAACTCACTAATTATATTATAATTCAAGGAAAATGGGATTTCAAGAGTTTTATTTCCTATACCCTTTTTTAGGTGAAGGTTAGTCTTATAAGCACTCTAAAGACTATAATAAATAGAGTAGGTGTTGTGAGCCGATGCAAATAAATACACTCGGTTAAGCAGTATTTCTGTTATTGTATTGTTTACCCGTCAAGAGGTTGTATCTATCCTCTCAAAACATTAGATAGGTAGGTAAACTGGTATGCAGATACGGGATTATGTGGACTTTTAGGGCAGTTTTTAAGAGGATGAAGTATAATACAATAGCAGTACAAAATAAGAAACTTCAACATTAAACCCAACTTTTTTATTTTTCCCCTTCTCTTAGGGGAAACTACGTCTAATTGCTTAACATTTCCCCAACTTTAAGACCTTTAAATCCAAAAGTCAACTATAAATTCAAAAATATTTATTATTGTTTTAATAGTGTTTTATAGATCCATATAAAATAGCAATAAGATAATAAAGAGAAAGTGCTATTACATAAGAAAAGAAGGACATTTGCAATTTATGTGGAATAAATTGTAAGTGGAGGGGATATAATGCCAATTCAGAATAGCCTTAAAGAGATACGTATGAAAGAATATATGATGGACACAGGAGAGTTTGCAAAATTTATTGGAACTACTATTAATAATTATAATAATTGGGAGAGCAATAGAAGCAGACCTAAGTTAGAGTTAGCCATAGAAATTGCACAAAAATTAAATAGAAAAGTTGAAGATATATGGTACTTTGACTAGTGCCATATTTTTTTATTTGTAAAATTACAAATAAATTTAACTTATACAAATTATTTGTAACACTTTTATGTAATTCGTCATAATTATATATTAAAGAATTAAAAATGGAGGAAATTTCAGAATGATTATTGGTGTAGATTTAGGAAATTATCTATTAAAATCATCAAATGGATTTAATGTTCCATCAAAAGTCACAAGTTTCGGAAATATTATAAACTCTGAATCGGTAAATATCAATGGAAAAGACCTTTATTTTGGAGAAGGTGACTTTGATACAGAGTACAGAAAAATCAATAAAAAGTACATCAAAGAAATGTTCCTATATGCTCTATATGAATCAACTCATGATATTAAAAATAAAGCTGTTGTAGGCTTGCCGATAAGCCAATATAAAACAGATAAAGATGAGTTAAAGCAAATACTCTTATCACAAAGGATTAATCAAATAGAAGGCAATACACTCATTATAGAAGATGTTGAAGTTTATCCAGAAGGTGTTGCAGCTATATATAATAAAGACTTTGAAGGAGTAATAATTGACATTGGAGGAAGAACCACAGATATAGCTTTAATTACTGAAAATAATGGAGTAAAGAAAATCAATGATCCTTATTCCTTGCCTTATGGAACATTGAACCTTTATTCAGATTTTATAAAACTAATTAATTCAACTCATAGCTTAGACTTAAAAGCAGAAGATGCTGAAAGAATCCTTAAAAATGGCTTAAAGGTTTATGGTCAACAAATAGACGTAACATTTGCAATGGCAGTATTTAAACAGTATGTTGAAAAACTAGTTTCTGTACTTCAAGTTGACTATTCTATAAAAACTCATGATGTACTTTTAATTGGTGGTGGTTCACAAATGTTATTTAAACCATTTAAAAAAAGAGTACAACAAGCCGAAATAATTCAAGAACCATTATTTGCAAATGCACAAGGATTTCAAAAGGTGGGTGAACAATTATGGCAATAAACAAGATGAAAGCTAGTATAAGCTTTAAATCTAATGAACAGGAAATGTGGGATTTTTTAAACTCAAAGTTAAGTATATCCATATATTTAAAAGAGCTCATCCAAAGGGATATGGAGCAGAATAAAAAACAAGAAAAATTAGTATCAGATCAAAAAAGAAGTTCAAGTATAAGTTTAGAGTTTTAAGAATCATAAAAATAACCCTCAATTGAGAGGGTGTACTTATCCCAAGTCGCTAGAAGTGAACTCCTTGCGTTGCTTCCTCGTTACACTCCTAGCTTATGCGTGAGAATTTAAAAATGTTACAAAAATGATTGCTTTTCTAATATATTAATAGAATGTTTACAATTAATAACCTAGTGCTTCAAGTATTTCTGATAATACAAATAATCCAATTCCTATTAATCCATACATTCTAAATCACCATCCTTTGTGTTTTAGTTTCACCAAAATAAATAAAATTATGTGAGGTTTATATATGGAGATATTAGTAATCAATAATTATAAAACTGTTGCAGATATAGAATTGTCATTTAAGTCAATTTTTAATAAAAATAAAATTAGAGAGATAGATAAAGAGTGTGGAAGAATTTTAAGAAACAAAAAATTAGCAAAAATTGCCATTATTTCACTTGGAATAATTTTATATATAACTAGTCCAACATTTGTATATGCAGGTGGTTTTGTTACATTGGGTAATAAGTTTTGGGACTATGTAAGAATATTTGCTCGTTATGGTTGTTTAATTATGTGTGGTGTAGATATAATGAAAAATCTTAATGCAGGGGACACAAAGAGCATAGCAAAAGTTGTGTTTAAATATATTCTTGCATATATGACGGTTATAGGATTACCTTGGGTGTTTAATGAAATAGATGCTGCTTTCTCTTCTATGTAGGGGGTGAAATTTATGAATTTTACAAGTTTGATAACTAAATTCAATCCTTTCCAATCCGATTTTGACACCTTTGATAAGGCTATAAAGGAATCTAATCAAATCATACAGGAAATTAACGCAAAATGTAATTTTAATCAACAAATACTTGATAATATAAATAAAGCATCAAGTGATCCTAACTTAATTAATAATGTAAAGAGTATAATGAAAAATTCACCCACTACAGAAACAACAAAATCAATACTAAACGGAATAGATAAACCAATTATATATCAAAGCATGACTGAAGTTGCTAAAGAACAATCTAAATGGAGTGCTATACAATCAATTGGTGATTTTTGTAAAGGAGTTGTATGGATATTTCAAAATCCTTATGAATGTTTTAAATTAGTATTAGGTGGTCTTTCAGATGTAATAGGGTTTACAGCTATGGTAGTATGTGCAGGTTCTATATTAATGGCTATATTTGGTCATAAACAGGGATTAAAATATATACCTATAGCAATGGTAATTCATATATTAC